GGACACTGCATAATGTGAGCGAATCAGACGCACGTAACTTCTTTTTAGAGAATTATGGTTGCCCGTATGACCTAACTGGCACTGTTCGAACTGTCTTGCCTTTTGTTGGGCGTGAACATCCAAGTAGGTGGTTTTGCAGCGAGGTTTGTGCTGCTGTCATGGGATTAAGCGAGCCTTGGCGTATGCATCCGGGCGTTTTGCATTCAGTTGCGATTCATCAAAACAAAAACATGGGAAGGACTAAGTAATGCCGTTCACGCTTTCAGCCGCACAAACAATTGCAGGCGTAGCAAATAGCTACGAAGTCACAGGCGATGGCAATCTAACCGATTTGGCAACTGCCTTTGCATCGGTGGGTTGCACCCGCACAGGCAACACATTGGTGTTTGATTCAGGCGGCACAGCCCGAATTTACGCAGTCAGCGGCACACTGACAGAACAACGAGAGGGCAACTACTACGTCATCGTGCAGAACGGCGCTCATGTTAACTGGGCTTATGCCGCAGCTTCAAACGTCACGCTGGGAAAGTACGACACCACGCTGAAAATTGGCACGTCCAATGTGCATATTGACTACCGACAGAACGCTGCCGCTTTTGGCTACAGCCAGTTTGAAGTTCCATCTCGGGCGGCTCAGTGCATGGTGGGACTTGGTATTTTCTTGCACGATTCTGGCAGCGTCATATATGACCAGTCAGGCCGTAACGACTTGGATGTACCAAACAGCAAAACAAACCCAACTGCATTTAATAATGTGTTGCTGGCAACTGGCAACAACCAAGTCGTCACGCACACACACACTCATGCAGCATTCAGCACTTCTTCTCTGACACGGTTCAAACTCCCAGGGCCTTTTGAAGTTGATGGTTTGAAGCTGACAACCGTGCAGCCTCTGTCAACCAACGTGGGTTGTCGAGTGCTGAACGCTACAAGCGGGACAATTCGAGCGCTTCGTCAGACCGCTACAAACCTTGACACGTATGCTGTTGGATCAGGACTGACTTTGCAATCAGTTGATCCGCAGGTTTTGTATCATGGCGGTGGTGGAGGTGCGGGCAACGGTGGTGTTAAGCAGATTATTCGTACCCTTTTTGCTACTGCAAAGACTCCGCTTGGCGCAAACATCTCAGACGCAAAACTGGTAATCGTGCCATTGAACAGTGGCACCGCTGGGAGCGTTACTACCTTCACAGGCTCCGCCAGTTCCGAGGTGCTGCAATCCACCGTGGCGCATAACGTGGGATACAACACATCAGGTGCGGGCTACACAGATAAATCGCAGTATCAAGTGAGCGTGTTGGCCTTTGGCTATCCGTCAACGCCGACAACCTATGATGTGAAGACCAACGCCGGGACTTCTGGCGTGGCTGTTGCTGCTGTGCTGTCTAAGTCCGCCTTTGTCACCACACCTTACGCCAGCGTGGTCACAGCACCATTTAGCTTTGACACCACAGGCAACGGCACTCTGACGGTGGCAACATCGGCAACAGTGGCGCAGATGGCCGAATACTTGTTCAAACTGGCCTATGACAACGCTGACGCTGCTTTCTGGCGTGGCCTGAGTCACACGCCCGTTACGCAGGTTGGCACGGATGTGAGCTTTGGTGCAATCAGCATCACGGTCAATTCTGGCGCTACGGTTACCGGATCAAGTTTCAGGACTACGGGCACGATCACGAACAACGGCACGATTGTCCCAACATTCACCGACAGCACAGGGACTCGCGTAACGATCCGTGAGCGCACCGACAAGTTGTTGTCTACCTACGTGACCATCAACGGCACGCCGGTGGGTGGCACGGTTGTCGATGGCACGCTGCGCGCCGGGTGGGTTCCTATGTCAGTGGCTCGCGTCATTACCGTGCAACCTGCGGATGTGATTCGGATCGCGGCGAGCTACTACGGCTCCAAACCAACGGTTTTCAACATGTTGGGCAGCGAGATCGAGAAGTTCACTTTGTCGCTCGATACTGAGCCCGCGATTGACACGACGACAAACGCCACCATTCGCGATGCGATCACGGCCAGTTTCAGCACGGTTGTTAACGGCGCGACTCTAGAAGTCACTATCAACCGGACGCTCAAAGAGTACACGCCCAAGCAGGTGTTGGCCGGGCTGGCTTACTACATTGTGAGCAAAGGCTATTTGCTGCACGGCGCCATTGCTGTTAACAACAACGCCAGCCTGTACTCCATGAGTGAGGGCACAATTGTGACCTACTCACCGGCCTACAAGATACGCATGGCCGACCTTGATTCTGGCGGCAGCGCCATCGTGCCGACAACTGTGGGCTACGAAGTGCCGCTGGTCATTTACTACGAAGACCTGTTAACCAGCGTCAAGTCAACTATGACCTTGCTGAACGCCAGCGGCGCATTCTTAGGCACAGCGCCTTGGACACAAATTCAAGCTTCTATTGGTGACTCTGATAAGGGCGATATTGCTGCACTGGTGGATGTGTCCATTGATGACTTAAAAGGTACTGGGTTTGTTAAAGATAAACACTCGCTCACTAACATCAAGAAGAAGGCTGCACTCGCTGCCGCCCTGAGCGCATAAGGGAGGGGAAAGGTAAATGAATGAAGATTCTATTAAAGCGACTCCTCAAAGCCCTATGCTGGGGCTATTGGCGGGTGGTCTCGGCGGTTTGGACTCTGCTCTTGGTAGCGGTGCTATATCAAATAGTATTGGCGTTGGGCCAATGGCTCGAACAATTGAGAACATGAGCTATGGCTCACCTCCGTATCGCGGCACTGGGATGGCTACCAAGCTCACTCCTGAAGCTGTATCTGCGATGGGGGGTGTCGTTAACATGGGCGGCTTTGCACCAATTGGTACAGCTAACCGAATCGCTACTGGGCTGTTTGCAGCACCTATGATTGAGAACCAATCACTAGACTCTGTTATCCAAGGTTTGCTTAATGCACTTGGACGACAGACCAACGGTAAATAACAAATAACTTAAGAAGGAGTCCCCTATATGGACAAGGCACTTCAACATTACTACGAGGAAACATTCAGTACCATGTCTACCGAAGGGTGGAAGTATCTGATTGAAGACCTCAAAAAGTTAGAAGATAATCTAGTTAATGTTCGCACTGTGAAAGACGAACAATCATTGAACTACCGACTAGGACAGTTGGACATTCTAGATTTAATTCTTAATCGCCGACAGACTTGTGAAGATATTTACAATGACTTGGTACAAGGATCTCAGCAATGAGGAGAATGTACGAATTCAAGTGTGAAGATGGTCACATATCAGAGGCATTGGTTGATGATACCGTCAGGGAACTCTCTTGCAGAGCCTGCGGTAAACCATCTACAAGAATAGTTTCCAGTGTGAGGTGTAACTTGGAAGGCATCACAGGTGCTTTCCCCGGTGCATACCACTCATGGGAACGAAAGAGAAGTGAGAAGATGGCTCAAGTGAGTAAGAACTCCGAGTAACCGTCCAATCATAGTATTAACGGGTAAATGCTTAGGCATTCACATTTCATAGTCCTATAATCTCTACGTGAGACAGGAGAAAGACAATATGGCAATTATTGAAGACGAATCGTTTGATAACAACACTGACGATACCATTGATCAAGTAACAGATGAAACCCCTGATAAGGGACAAATTCAAGAAGTTATTGAGAGTGTAATTCCTGATAAGTATAAAGACAAGTCATTAACTGACATTGTTAAGATGCACCAAGAAGCTGAGAAGATGATTGGTAGGCAAGCACAGGAGGTACATGAAGTTCGGTCATTGGCTGACCAGTTGTTGAAACGGCAACTCGAAAGCGATAAGCAACCAGAAGTTGAAAGTGCGCCCGAAGTTGATTTCTTTGAGAACCCTCAAGATTCAATTAAACGTGCAATTGAGAATAATCCCGCTGTTCTGGAGGCTAAACAAGCCAACCTTGAATTTAAACGGATGAAGACAGCACAACAGCTAGCAAGCAAACATCCTGACTTTGGCACTATTGCCAACGATACTGGATTTCAGGAGTGGGTTAAAGCTAGTCCCGTGCGTATGAGTCTGTATACCAAGGCTGATGCTGAGTTTGACTTCAGTTCTGCTGATGAACTCTTGAGCACATATAAAGAAATTAAACAGGTTCGTTCTAACAACGTACAGGATGCAGGTAAGCAACAGAAGGCACAAGCTCTACGAGCCGCTGGTGTTGATACAGGTGGTTCTGGCGAAGTTACAAAGAAAGTATATCGTCGTGCGGATTTAATCCGTCTTAAGATGACCGACCCTGATCGTTATGAGCAACTCCAACCTGAAATTATGAGTGCTTATGCGGATGGTCGAGTCAAGTGAACTATTAACAATCTTAGAAATTATTGGAGTATATTATGCCTTTAGGTACTGGACATCAAACAATTACAACTGCTGACAAGTTTATCCCTGAAGTATGGAGTGATGAAATCATCGCTACTTACAAGAAGAACTTGGTCGCAGCTAACCTCATCAAGAAGATGAACTTCGTTGGTAAGAAGGGCGATACCGTCCACCTGCCAAAACCCGGTCGTATGAATGCTAACCAGAAGGTTGCTCAGACTCAAGTGGTGCTCAACACTGACACTGCTACCGAGACTCTGGTGCAGATCAACCAACACTGGGAAGCCTCTGTTCTGATCGAAGACATCGTGGAAGCACAAGCTCTGGCTTCTATGCGTCAGTTCTACACTGATGACATGGGCTACGCTTTGGCTCGTAAAGTGGACAGCTTCATCTTGGAACTGGGCCGTAGCGTTAACGGTGGTGGCGGTACTGCTGCTTACTCCGGCGCTCTGTCCGGTGCTGATGGTACTACCGCTTACGTGGCTGGTGCTAACACTGGCGTTGGTGCTTTGACTGATGCTGCTATCCGCCGCACCATTCAGCGTCTGGACGACAACGATGTGCCTATGGATGGTCGTTTCCTGATCGTTCCTCCTTCCACACGTAACACCTTGATGGGTATCAACCGCTTTACCGAGCAAGCCTTCGTTGGTGAAGCCGGTCGTGGTAACACCATCCGTACAGGTGAAATTGGTAACGTGTACGGTATCCCCGTGTATGTCACCACCAACGCTGATACCACTAGCGGTTCCACTGCTACCCGTATCGCACTGATGGGTCACCGTGACTTCGCAGTGTTCGTTGAGCAGAAGGGTGTTCGCACTCAGACCCAATACAAGTTGGAATATCTGGGTACTCAAATGACAGCCGATACATTGTTCGGTGCTGCTGAACTGCGTGACTTCTCTGCCGTGGCTCTGGCCGTCCCTGCGTAAGTAGGTGATTAAGGGGGTCTTAAGTGACCTCCTTTTTTAGATGTGTTACAATAATACGTAGCACATCTATGAAAGGAATTGATATGAAACACTGTGCCAAATGTAATACAACAAAAGATGAATCTGAGTTCTATTCTAACAGAGCTAAAGCAGATGGGTTACATATCTACTGCAAGGAATGCTCTAAGAAAGCCAAGAATGAGTGGAGAGCTAAGAATCCTGAAAAGGTCTACGCTTACGACAAGCAGTGGCAAGAAGCCAACAAAGACAAGAAGAGTAAGAACTACAAGAACTGGCAGCAGAACAACCGAGGCACTGTGAATGCGTACAACGCTAAACGCAGAGCTTTGGAGAAGTCTTCTACTCCTTCATGGGCTAACTTAGATGCTATTAAGTCTTTGTATAACGTAGCTCAGTATTTCGATTGGATTAGTGGTGGTTTCGTAAAACATCACGTAGATCATATTGTCCCCTTACAAGGTAAGACGGTATGCGGACTGCATGTTGAGAATAACTTGCAGATTTTGATAGACAAAGATAACTTAAGGAAATCAAATCATCATGGCTAAATTCAAGTGTCAACACACAGGCAATATTGTAGAGTTCACAACTGAGCATGACATTCTGACCATGCAAAAGCATACTGAATACACTGAAGTTCAAGAGGAGCCTGTTGAAGTGGCTCCAGTAGTTAAGACTCGTAAACAAGTAACTCCTACAGAGGAATAATTGTATGACCATCTACCGAGGGCCGGGAGGCACAGGTACTGCTTCCTCTGAAGTAGATACTACAGAATATCAAGAATTCTTAGTACAAGCACAAGCTGCTAAAGAAGCTGCTGAGGCTGCTCGAGATGCTGCTCTGGCTGCTGAGACCAATGCAGAGACAGCAGAGACTAATGCTAGTGCCTCTGCCAGCGCTGCTGCATCATCGGCTAGCGCAGCAGCTACTTCTGCTTCCAATGCAGCTACCAGCGCTTCTTCGGCTGCTTCCAGCGCTGTAGATGCTGCTGCTAGTGCTGCTAGCGTAAATGACACCAATTTGGTGCATATCAGTGGAACTGAAACCATCACAGGTGTTAAGACTTTCTCTAACACTATTGTAGGTTCTGTTTCAGGTAATGCTGCTACAGTAACCAACGGTGTTATAACCACAGGCTCTTACGCTAATCCTTCGTGGTTAACATCACTAGCTTGGAGTAAAGTTACAAACACACCTACCACCATTGCTGGTTATGGTATTACCAATGCTTATACCAAGACTGAGATTGACTCTAAAGTAGGCACAGCAGGCGGCCTTGGTTTCCGCAACCGCATCATCAACGGTGACATGCGGATCGACCAGCGTAATGCGGGGGCGAGTGCAACTATCGGCCCATCTACATCACATGATTACCGAGTAGATCGGTTTTTCCTTCAACGCTTTGGTGGAACGGCCACTTACACAGGTCAG